CCCATACTTGCGCGGCGGCGACTGGATAGTGGTCGAGCGCGAGGGGAATGAGAAGCATGAATCGTCCATCGAGCAGCAGCTATTCGAAGCCCAAGCCGAAGCAACGCGGTTGGCGGGGGAGTTGGAGTTGCAAAAGAAGAATACAGAGCATTGTAAAGAAAGTTTTGAATACTACTACAAAAGAAAAAAAGAGGTTGATAGAGAACGCGACGAAGCCCGCGCCCTCGCCAACGACCTAATTGATATGCTTAGTCGTTCGATGGCGACTATTTATGACCTTGAATTAATCAACTCGGAATTGATGGATAAGCGCGGCCACAACGGTAAAACCGCCAAAAGGGATGCAAGGGGTAGGTTTATCCAAGTTGCCAAAGGACACCCAAACCACAGGCCACCAAAGCCACAACCCAAGCGCAAGTATCACGAAAACCCCGAGTTAATACCGAAGCCCGAACCCACCGAGCCAGCAATCGACTGGAGCAAGCCGGTGGCGTTTCCTGATGGGTATGTTGCCACTGCTGGTAAATCCGTTTATGTATTGAGTCAATATATGCCAAAAGGTGAAATTATAATTTGGTATGGACACCTTTGTTCTGTTAGGCTAGAAGATGGAGAAATCATCAGATGCTCATCTCACCAACTCGCCCCCGAAAACCCCGCCGACCACCCGCTGCATCCTGAGTTTAAGGATAGTAAAGGAAACACACTACCTTAGCACCGCTTTTTTCATGTGATCTTCGGGCAGCGCTTTCGGGTGTTGCCCGATATTTTTTATACATTTGCCCTATGAACAAAGCAGAGCAGTTCGTTAAATCACTCGTTGACGAGGTAAGCTGGCACACCGCCCTGCTTAACATAATCGACCTTGGCGACAAAGTACCGTTAAACCCCGACATCTTCACCCCTGAAAACAAAATCACCCGCTGCACCTCCGACAGCTACGCCATGCCCGTTATCAAGGAATGCATTGTAACGCTATACCACGCCTCCAATAGCCGCCTGATGAATGGCTACCTTGCTGTTATTGCAAAGCTGGTTGAGGGCAGAAGTGTTCAGGTAATTAACAAGGACACCTTCAAACCACTGCAAAAGTACCACATACTTCAAAACATGGGGGAGAAGCAGCAGCAGGCAACAGCCGAGGTGATAAACAGAATACTAAACCATTGCTCACAGACAGCCGTTAAGGCTTAAAAATACACACCATGAGCCTAGACCTTGTTACACGCAAAAGCCCGTTTGGGAGGCCGCCAAAGTACGAAAATGCCGAGCAGCTATGGAGTGAGTTTGTAGCCTATGCAGAACACCTTGAAGCTAACCCATTGATAGAGGTTGATTACAGGGGTAAGGATGCCACCGAAGTGAATCTTAAGCGTATGCGCCCAATGACAAAAGGTGGCTTTGCCTTGTTCTGTGGATTTAGCAGGTGGGAAGATGTCGACAACCAGCGCAAAAGAGGCACTGAGTTTTCCGAAATCGTTACACGTGTGGAACATTCCATCTACAACCAAAAGCTCGAAGGTGCGGCGGCTGGCTTCTTCAACAGCAGCATTATTGCCCGCGACCTTGGGCTATACGAAGGGCATAAGCATCAGGTAGAGGCGGCCAAGCTGCCACCATGGATGACCGATGAATCCAAACCTGAGGTTCCTAAGGGATAACATAGCACACAAGCGCATCATTGGCTTGCAGGGTAGCACCCGATCGGGAAAGAGCTATTCTGTGAGCCAGTTTATTATTTGGCTATGTTCAAAGCACAGCGGCATGACCATAAGCATCTGCCGCGACACCTTCAATGCCCTGAAGGCAACTACCATGCGCGACTACTTCGACCTGCTTACCGAGGCGGGCATCTACGACCCGCGCAGCTACAACGCCACCGACCACATATACTACCATAACGGTAATATTGTGGAGTTTTTTGGCCTCGATGCGCCGGGCAAGGTGCAGGGGCGAAAGCGGCATATCCTGTTTGTTGATGAAGCGATTGAGGCGAACTGGGAAGTGGTGAAGCAGCTAAAACTAAGGACAAGCCACCGTATTATCTACGCATTCAACCCATCGCTTATTCAGCACCCTATCTATGCCGAGCTAGAGCGGGAAGATGCCTGCAAAATCATTACCACGTACCTAGACAATATCCACAACCTTACCCCCGAGCAGGTGCGGGAGATTGAGCTACTAAAGGAGACCGACCCTGAGCTTTGGAGAATCTACGGCGAGGGCTTGCCAGCACGGGCACGCAACACAGTGTACACCCACTACACCATTCAGCCATACACCAAGCCGGATGAGTTTGTTTACGGCCTTGACGTGGGCTTCGAGCACCCTATGGCGCTTATTGAGGTGGGTAAGGTAGGGCAAAGCATACAGTGGCATGAGGTGATTTACCAAAAGGGCATTACCACCTCCGACCTGCTTAGGATCATGGACGGCAAAGTGAGCAAGCGCCATGCTATATACGTAGACAGCGCCCGCCCCGATGTTATCACCGAGCTGCTGAGGGCTGGCTATATTGCCAGGGGGGCGAACAAAAGTGTGATAGCGGGAATCAACGCTGTTAAATCAAAGCCCTTGCAGATAACCTCGCAATCAGTAAATTTACAGCGTGAAGCAGCCAGCTATCGATACAACCCTAACCAACCGGACGTGCCTATCAAGGCAGACGATGACGGCATGGATGCAGGGCGGTACGGGCATGTTGGCCTTTGCGGCTTCGGGGCAATCAAAGCGCCGCGCCTATCAATACCATCAGACAACGACAGAGCATATCCACTATGAGGCTACCCTATAAATACAAGACACCGGAAGGTGAAATAAAGCCATTCTCCCTGCCTTCCAGCTGGGAAGATGTCACACTCAAAGAAATGATGTTGGCGCTTAAGCTGTCGGACTCCGAGCACAAGGAAGACCCAGCCCATTGGATAGCGCTGTTTAGCGGCCTTGACGTTGCCACTGTTAACCGGTTCCAAACCGGCTTTGTACTTTCAGAGCTTTGGCCGGTCGTTGGCTTTGTGTTCACCGAAGCTCCCAACTTTCAGGAGGTGGCAAATGAAAGGCCGCCGCTGGTGATAACGCTGGCAGGCAAAGAATACAGCACAGCCTTTGAGCCTTCGAAACTACAGTTCGGCTATCAGATACGCTATGAGAATATCTGCAAGGGTGGTAAGATTGCGCAGGATAACATAGCCGAGTGTGTGGCGTTGTGCTTGTGTGAAACGCCATACTCAGAAAGCGATACTCGCCTAAAGGAGCTTATTGAGGCGGTTGAGAATATGCCCTACACCGATGCCTTTAGGCTTCACAGTTTTTTTTTGGGAAAATTTCTGAGTTCAGCCGAAGCCAAAAAGCCGAAGGCGCACAGCCCGAACCTGACGAGGTTGCAGCGGGCGTTGACAGGCTCCAAAAATATGGCTGGCTACTTACGCTCGATAGCCTCACGGCTGGGGATAAGACCAAAGACAGCTACTACCTAAACCTTCCTATGATGGAGATACTTGTAACGCTACAGATGCGAAAGGACTTAAAGGCTTACGAAAGGAAGCTAACCGATATAAAGGCTGAAAAGGCTAAACGTAACACCCGCAAGCGATGAGTAATTTAAGAGCCGTTGATTTGATTAAGGCAGCCGCCGAGGCGGTGTCGGGCTACACCTTCATCACCGGCACGCCGGGGCTAAACAACATCGAGGCCGACAATGTAAGCCTTCCCTTGGTGGTGCTTGACAGGCCGCTAAGGATCAACAAGTCCGTGCAGGCGGGCGGTGTTATTACCGAAAGTTATCAGGTGAGCATTGGTATCTTCAATAAGACCGAGCTCGACTATGTTTTCGAAGAGCACGAGCCAGCGATATTTAGCGCCGACCAAGCTGCCAATCAGATAATCGTAAACCTTAACAGCTTTGGCGACTATGTTCGAAGCATTGGAGAGGTGCAGGTGAATGATATCATTAACGCTTTCGATGTTAACGTGTCGGGAGTGTTTATGACCTTTACCCTTGAACTTTATCCTGAGGCTACGCAGCCATGCCCTGACGGCACTTTTGTACCCGAGGACATGCCGCCTTTTAAGACCTTTGTAACCGAGGCGCCCTTGGACGGGCAGCAGTACGCAAGGCAGGACGGCACTTGGCAGGTTGTTGAAGGTGGCGGCGGTGGTGGCAGTACAAATGAATGGCTGCAGGGCGAGGGTGTTCCGGCTAATACGCTTGGAACGAATAGGGACTTTTACATCGATACGCTTACTGACAACTACTACCAAAAGATTGCTGGTGCGTGGGTGTTGCTGGGTAATTTACAGGGCGCTCAAGGGGCTCAGGGTGTTAAAGGAGATAAAGGCGATAAGGGCGACAAGGGCGATAAAGGGGACAAAGGAGACGCCGGAGATAAAGGAGACAAAGGGGACACCGGAGAAAAGGGTGATAAGGGCGATAAAGGCGATACAGGAGATAAAGGAGACAAGGGTGACAAGGGGGACACAGGAGACGCAGGCCAAAACTACACGGTCAACGTTGTATCTTCCAACACCACAGCGGCCAACGACCAAGCGTACCACGTTGTAGCTAATGCCACCATCACCGACCCGTCGCCCTCCGAGGGTAAGGGCTACATGGTGCTGGTTCGCAACGGCACGGCGATAGTTGGCGGCACAGAGTACGGCATCGCTGGCACTCAGATTTACAGGATATTTCATTCCGGCGGTTGGGCGAGCTATGCCAACGTACCGGCTATAAAAATTGTTGAGACCACAGACTCAACGGCGGTAACAGGTACTACGGCTAACACGGTGGCTAGGACTATAAAACTATCAGGTGGGCTCCTTTCGTCACCGGCGGCGCTAAGGCTGCATTTGAGAGCTGTTAAAACCGGAACGGCTGGAGGTACTACCATAAGGGTTTATGTTAACGATACACCGGATTTAACTGGCAGCCCTATTCTACTGGCAACATACGGAGGTACGGCCATATATCTGCAACTTCGCCGTATTTTAGCTGTTAAGCCGTCAAATGTATTGCAGGTCATGACACCTACCTTTAACTTCCAAACCGATGACGGCTCATTAACCACGGCGGTAACGAATGCCACGGTTAACTTTGGCACTGATAAATTCATTGTTGTAGCCATTCAGAACGCAGCGAACGGCGACAGCACAGTAATTTCATACGTAGCACTTGTAGAATGACACTAACAATTGAAAACGGCAAAGCCAGCTTCATAAGCACGGTGGCCGACAAACAGATAAATGCAAACATTGAAGCCGTTGAGGTGGTGGATTCAGGTTCATTTCACCTCATCACCGATGCCGGAGTATTCCTGTTCACGGTTAGCGAGGTGGCAATAAACGGGCAAACATTCACCACGGCAGACGATGCCGCCATCTTTATAGGGCTATGGCAGTAGTGGCAATCGACAAGGTTATCGTTGAGCGCTTCGCCAAGCAGCTCACAACCGACCTTAAAAACTCCGTTGCATCTTCCGGCATCACCGCCTCGGGAGAGCTTGAAAACAGCTTTCGCTATGAGCTTACCGACCGAAGCCTACGGGTGTATGCCGCTAAGCATGCAGGTGCAGCTGAGGACGGGCGCAAGCCAACAGCCAACGCGGGCGCCGGTGCTCTTAGAAAGGCAATACGGCAATGGATTGATGATAAGGGTATTGTTCCAAAGCCCGATAGCAGAGGGCGCACCCCTTCAAAGGATAGCTTAGCATACATCATTGCACGATCAATACACCAAAACGGCACCTTGCTGTTTCGAGGTACCGACTTTTACGGGAGAACCAAGCCGACAAAGATTATTAGGGGCGTGGTTAACGACGGGCGCATCGATGACCTTCGAAATTCACTAATTACCTCATTTGTTTCATCCATCAAAAACCAGCTATGAGCCTTATTCCTACTTCGCTACCCGAGGTGCTTATCGATGACAGCGTAAGCCCTCCCGTTTACTCACGCTGGAATGCAGCATGGAACCCGTATGTGTTTGAGTTCACCCGAAAGGATAGCGTTGTAACGGCTATCGCCAACAGCGGCGGGAGGCCACAGCTAACGCTAAGCGCTAATGTGCCAGCGGGAACGGTGGTAGGTGACCAAATATGGGTAGAGACAGAGCTTTACAAGGGCTACTTTACCATACACCTTATTCCGGTGGGTGTGGTTGTCATCATTGACACGCCCTACATAGGCAACGGCAGCGGGGTGGGCTACCTTAACTACACCCAAAAGCGGCCAAGGTACTACACCGAGGTTTCTGTTAATGATTTGTCCGGCTCCGTGCTTGGTAGGCTCCGCTATACGCCGCTGGCAAATGGTATTGTAAGGGCGGATGTGAGCGGGTTCGTTCAATCGCTGCTATCCAACACCGATGGGTACAACCTAACAACGGCAGGGCAGCAGCAGCCTGAGGGCATGGCGCTACCTTTCACTATCGAGTATCAGGAGTTTTGGCGAAATAGTAATACCAGTGCGGCGCAACTGCCAGGCACCTACTACGCCGTTAATGGCGCTTTTCAGGTTAGGCACCCCAACAATGGCAATTACTTTGATTTTGTCATGACCAACGGGGATAAAACTAAAAAGTTCCTAAGTGCCTTCGACACGCCTACGGCATACGCTGGCGCTATCAATACATTGGCGTTTATTTGGGATGACGAGGCAATGGGGGGAGAGGATTTGGAGATAGCAACGCACACGGTTTATTCAAACGCCCCCGACAATCCACCGCCGGATAATCAGGTATTTCCTGTTTCGGTGCTAGAAAAAAAAGACGGTAAAATAAATGAGATTAGGTATTCCCTTGGCGGCGTTTCGGGAGTAGATAACAGGATTGAAGTGTATGTTTGGTTACAACGTGTTAGTGACCACGCAAGGGTAAGTGAGCAGAGAAAGGTTAAGATTAAGCCTGCTTCGCAACAAGCATGTAATGCACTTCGACTTCGCTGGCTGGCACCCGATGGGAGCTGGGCTCAATACCTTTTTGAGGGGAACTACCGAGAGAGTTTGCAGGTAGACCCGTTCAACACTTACCAGCAGGCCTTTGATAATATTTCAGAACTTGAGGCTTTTAACAGGGTGTTAAAAAAGCGAGCCTTTGTAAAGTTTCAGATAGGTATGAGTGGCTTAGATGCCAACGATGCAGAAGGCATAAAGACGATACTGTACTCCCCACAGGTCTACCAAATAATTAACGAGGGAGGATTCTCCGCACGGTTAGGTGTCATTATCGAGCCGGGCACATTCAGCGTTAAGCCAGCGGCAACAAAGACCTTCGATATTGAATTTTCTGTGGTGCTTCCCGAAATCTTTAACCAAGGCGCATGATACGGCTGTATATTGACGAACAAGAAATAGAGCTACCATCGAGTGCGGTGGTGGCGCTTACCAAGCGAGTGGCCAACATTGGGGACTTCAAAACACGCTCGGGCAGCTTTACCAATAAGTTCACCATACAGTTAAACCGGCGCAACAGGAAGGCGCTGGGGTTGCTTGCCTACAACGACACAAGCCGAAAGGTTTACACCTTTGTAGGTGCTAAGCTTGTCGTTGATGGCATAGAGCTTACCGCCAACGCACGCATGATAGTAGTCACAGCCTCAGACATTGCCGAGGTTGAGCTGAAGGTGTTAAGCGGGAATATCTTTGACCTGCTTAAGAAAACCAAGCTGCGTGATCTTAACCTCAGGGCATACGACCACCGCTGGAACCAAGCAAGCATCGTGGCGGCAAAGGCTAACTCTGTTGATGACGTTTTTGTTTACCCAATAGTGCAGCTAGGTGTTCAATCCACAGCGGTTCCAGTTGCACAATGCAAGGGGCTTATTCCACACGTGTACGCTAAGCTGCTGCTATCTGAGTGCGCAGCGCGATTTGGGTATAGCGTTGAAGGTAGCGGATATGATGATTTCATGACCGACAACTTGCTTATTCCAATTCAAGGCCTTAGCAATAGCCCCGAGATACTTGCTGACTATCTCGGCACCGGTGGCGCTGGCTCGGTGATGTGGCAAGGCACAAGCTTGGATGCTATCACCATTCAGGGCATACCCGGATGGGCTATAATACCAATTGAGTTTAACCCTAGCACCGACCGATGGGGTGTTACCAATAACGAGCAGGGAACCACATGGGGAGGTAGCTCGGTTGTGGGCTATGAGCTTTTACTTCCAGGCACCTATACGGTTAGGGTTGATTACGACCTGACTCTTTACGATTCTGTTGGCCCGATTGCGGGTGGATGTGCTTTGCTTCGTCGCAATGGCGTTGCTGGAGGGTTGCAGAACTTTCAGATTGTTGAGTTGGTGCAGCTAAACAGCGAGGGTACATTTACCGGTAGCTTTACTGTGTCGGTTACCGAGCAGCAGATTTACGACAATCTACTCAACTCCCGCACCTACCTTTATTTGGGGGTTTACGTGGCCACAGTTGGCAAGCTCGACTATCAGGTGAATGCAGAGTTTCTTTCCGTAGATGCTCCGGTTACCCACTTTAACCGCCCTATCACTTTGGCGCCTAACCTGCCGGACTGGGACATGGGTAGGCTGTTTAAGGAGGTGGCTCAGTTTACCGGCAGCACCTACGATGTAGACGAGTACCGGCAAGCGGTGGTGATGACAAAGATTAACGACATCGACACCAACAAGGCAAACCCATACGACTGGAGTGATAAGCTGACAGTAGGCACACCGCCGGAGCGGCGCTTTACCCTGCCTGCTTTCGGGCAGCTTACGACCTTTAAGTACACCGACGGCAACCTTTATCGCCATGACATAGCCGTTGATAACATTCAGCTTGACGAAAGCAAGGACTACATAGTTAGCGGCTTTATTCCGGTTGAGCAGGATAGTTGCCTCCTTATTGACAACGTGGCAAGCTGGGATGCATGGGAGGGCGCACTAGACTCTTCGGGAAGGGTGGAGTTGGATGGTAAGCCAAGGATATTGGTTGCAAGGCCAACAACGGGGATAGCATTTTCAGCGCCGAACCAAAGCACCATTGCAGCATCAGGCACACAGACAGTAGCCTATGTGCTTGACGGCGGCGAACTATCGCTGGCTTGGCCGGATATCTACAGCAAATACTACGAGCCGCTACTATCGGGTATCATTCCTGATATTTTGGTGCTTAAGGCTCAGTTTCTACTTACTAACCTTGATATTCAAACGCTCGACTTTTCGCGCCCCGTTTGGCTTAAACAGTACGGTGCCTTGTACTACATCAATGAGGTGTCGGAGTTCACCGGGCAAAATGAATTGACCGAGGTTGAATTGGTGCGAATTGGCTAAATTTGACACATGATAAAGCCAGCCTACATAGAGCTTAAGAGTCTAAAAACGGTTTGGGTGCGAACCCATAGGTTTAGCCTGATAAGCTGGTATAAAGGCAAAGAAAAGCTTATTGATATGTACTACTTTCTCAACTGATGGCAGCAGAAGAAACAATTGTCCTAGAGGTATTCTTTGACACCGAGCAGGCGGCGGCAAATGCCGTAAGCCTAAAAAAGGCTATCCAAGACCTTAAAGACCAGCAGAAGGTGTTGCAGGTGTCTGGTAAGGAGCTAAGCGAAGAATACCTACAAAACACAGTTGAGCTTAAGCGCCTCACAAGCGAATACAGGTCGAATGAGCAGCAGCTTGTAAAGCTCAATCAAGCCAAGAAGGCCGAGCAGGGCAGCAACGAGCAGTTAAGAGCTCAGTTGTCGGTATTGACGGCTCAGTACAATAAGCTATCACAGGAGCAGCGGGATTCAACTGTAGGCGGGCAGTTGCTGCAACGGCAGATTAAGAATATATCCGACCAGCTTAAGGGCACCGAGGGCGCGGTGGGTGACTTTCGGCGCAACGTAGGCGACTATGAGGGCGCTGTCATTAGAGCGGCAAATAGCTTAACCACCCTTCGCGAAAGGCTTAAGGAGCTTGACGAAGAGATTAACAACACCGACATTGGCAGCGATCGCTTCAGGGAGGCATCAGACGAGGCAGCCAACCTAAGGCTACAGATTGACCAAGCAACGGGCAAGGTCGATGAGTTTGGTAACAGGGAGCCAAAGAACCCCATTAAGCGGCAGTTTGAAGATGCCGTTGTTACTGCCGGCCTTTTGGGCAGTGCCTTCACGGCGCTATCTGTTCAATTCTCGGATAACGAACAGGCACAAGAGAAGCTGGCACAGGCGGCGGCGGGTGTTAACGTGGCGCTAAATGTGGCTAACATCATAAAGGAGAAGGGCGCAATCATTGACACTATCACCCTTGCACAAACCAAGGCGCTGACAGCGGCGCAAGGTGCCTATGCTGTTGTTGTAGGCACGTCGACCGGTGCGCTTAAGCTGCTTCGTGTAGCATTGGCCGCCACCGGTATAGGGCTTTTGGTTATTGGCTTGGTTGAGCTCATTACAAATTTCGACAAGGTAAAGCGGGCGGTGTTCAACTTCCTGCCCGGCTTAGAATCGTTTGTGGATGGGATAGGCGAGGCTATTACTGTAGTAACCGATTTTTTAGGGCTTACCGACAGCCAAACCGATGCCCTTGGGAGGCAGGAAACACAAGTGCAGCGGTTGATAAGGGCAGAAGAACGGCGCTTGGATTTGGCAAAGCAAACCTTTGACCAGCGCCGCAGGCTTCTTGAAGCGGCAGGAAAAGACACCGAGGCGCTGGCAATCGAAGAAGAAAAGTTTTTTAGAGCACAGGCCGAGCGGCAGATAGCGTTTATTCAGGCCAATATTTCCCGCTTTGGGGCTGCCGGGCAGTCGTTCGTTCAGGCGGCGCAGGCGCAGATAACAAGGCTGCAAGATGAGGTAAGGCAGCGTAGCAACGAAATTACCGCTCTTCAAATTGAGGCATCTGTTAAGGCCACAGAAGAGCAAAAAAAGATTGACGAGAAAAGGCTGAAGGATCGTGAAGATTTGGCCAAGCGGATTAAGGCAATAGTAGACGAGCAGTTTACCGAAGAATCTCAGGCAAGGCAGGAGGCGGCTAAAAAGGCTACCGAGGCAGAAAAGAAGCGCCGCGAAGAAGAGCTTGCAGCGCTGAAGGCTCAGGCAGATTCATTTGTGCAGTTTGACCTTGACAGGATAGGACAGCAGACGTTGTTAAGGGCACAGGCGGCGCAGGCTAATATCGACCTTGTGGCGCTTGAACAGGAGGGTATACTTATTAAAACCCAAGAAGGGCTTACCAACTTGTTATTGATAGAGCAGCAGTACAACGGCAACCGCAAGGCGCTCGTTGAGGACTACTACGCCTTTATTGAAGAGAATGGATTGATTTCTTTGGAAACCTACCTTCAAACGCTAGCACAACAGGTCGAGGCCACCAATCAGGCATACGAGCAGCAGATAGGCTCTGCTATACAGTTTGGCCAGCAACTTGCACAAATACTTGGCGACACCATTGCCTCACAGGAGCAAGACCTGAAACAGTTTAGCCGGTCGGTGGGTATCTTATTACTCGACACCTTGCAAAAGACGGTGAATGTTTCTATTGCTCAGATAGTGGCCAAAGAAATAGCCTCTAAGTCATTTGCCGGTATTGCCACCGCTGCGGCGTTGTCTGCCTTGGTGAACACTGCATTTGCAGCGGCCAAGGCTGTAATAAACAAACCTGTTCAGGGCTTTGCTGAAGGTGTGATAGGCCTCAATGGCCCCGGCACAGAAACATCCGACAGCATACCGGCCTACCTTTCTAGGGGCGAGAGTGTGATTCCTGCATGGGGCACCCGGGCAATTCAAAGCATGTACCCCGGCTTCCTTGAACAGTTTGTCGGAGCACCAAAGTTCGCCAATGGCGTTGTGAACTTTCAGCCAACGCCTTCCGGCACAAACGACACATCGGCACTACTCACAGCGCTTCGCCAACTTCCGGCGCCTGTGGTTAAGGTTATTGACATTAACAAGGGGCAAACAGACTTTGCCGAGGTGCGCGTGTCAACCACTATATGACCAGAAGAGCCTTAATAAACGAGCTTTCATCGAATGGCATGTTAACGAGCCTGCTTCGCGCCGGACTTGTAGACGCCAAAATTGTTATGTACAGGGATATGCTGTATGATCTTGACATAGAGATGAAGGTAAACAAGCTGCCAAAAGTTGCGGCGGTGCAGGCGGTGGCCGACAAATGGAAGGTGTCGCACATGACAGTTTACAGAGCAATTAAATTCTACAAGCTATGATGCAAGTAATGACCAACTACAAGGCCAAGCCATACGATGAGCGTAGCCAAGCCTTTTTTAACTACCCCGGCATTGCCTCGATAGGCTTTGACAACGAGGGCGACAGTGCTGTGCTACACACCATGCACAACAAGTATGCAGGCACCGGCGCAATGATTATCAATTGTTCGGAGGATGTCTTTGTGTTCGACATCGATGCCCTAATTGAGTTTATGATGTTTTTGGTGGCTCAGCCTAACTGCGAGGTCAACGGCTTTACAATGAAGCGCGACACCGTGGCCATGGGTACAAAGTTCAATATCATGCTGCCAAAAACCCATATCAAAGAGGGCTACTTTGAAGAGGCTCACAGCCGGAAGATTGACAGCTTTATTTCTTATGAGATTGATAAGAATGTTCCGGGAATATTGCTGTTAAATCACGCGCACATACCTTTCGCAATTTACGCCGGGCAAATCGAAGGCGAGCCAAAGGTGATTACATCACGAGACCTTGCGCACGCCTACGCTGTAAAGTGCAAGGAGAATATAAACGAGTGGAACAAGGACTTAGCAACGCACGGCGCTGGGATATGAAGATAGCTGTAGTAACTCCACACCACGATAGCAGGCGCGGCGTATTTTTAGAAAGGCTTAAGCACTACATGGCCGCACAAACTATGCAGCCACATTTGTGGATTATAGTCGACAAATCGATTATGCCGTGGCAGCCGGGCACCAAAGACCTAACGGCGCGGGTGCGCCTTGGCTGCAAAATGGCCAAAGAGGCAGGGTGTGATGCTGTGTTGATAATGGAGGATGATGACTGGTATTCGCCGGATTACATAAGCACCATGGTCGGCCTTTGGCAGCGGTACGGCAAGCCCGAGGTGTTTGGCATAGGCTTTACTTTGTACTTCCACATTAAGGCTTCAAAGTATTGGATGAGCCCACACCATGGTAGGGCTTCGCTTATGTCTACCCTTATTCGCCTCGATGCACTCGAGCGTTTTAAGTGGCCGGCTGACGATTACGTTTGGCTGGACATTGACCTTTGGAAGCAGCTAAGAGGTAGAACGGCGGATATAAAGCCAATGATAACGGTGGGCATTAAGCACGGCATAGGCGACACCGGAGGGGTGGGGCACAACACCGGCTTTTCAAAGTATTCACCCGATCCTGCATGGATGCAGCTAAAGACTGCCCTATCAAATGAGGATATTCAATTTTACAAAAACCTATGCAAGTCCTCTGTGTTATCTTAAGCAATACGGCAAATACCAAGCTGCTGAAAATGACGCAGACGGCGGTTAGTGCTATGAAGAATCAGGTCGGCCATGATGTTACTGTGGTGGTTGTTGAAAGCGGAAAGCTACACAGCTACGAAGGGGCTAACGCTGTAAAGTACAACGGCATTGGCTTTAATTACAACAAGGCCATGAAGCAGGGTATAAAGAGGGGCTTTGAGATATCTGAGCGCTACGACTACATTGTGATGGCTAACAATGACATCGAGCCGCGCCCCGACTGCCTGCTAAAGCTGCTTGAACACAAGCCCGACAGCGCAAGCCCTAAAGACCCTACGCTAATCTACCATAAGCCATACACCGGCATTACATTCGGCTACCGCACCACCTATGTGCTGTGCGGGTGGTTTATCGCTATGCGCTTTGATGTATTCAGGCATATTGGCATTGACAACTTGCTGCCTGACGAGATTGAATACTGGTATCAGGATAACTGGATAGGCGACATGCTAAAAGTTCACGGGCATAACCACTGCCTCGTTGCCGACGCTCTTTGTGTTCACCTTGGTAGCCAAAGCGAATCGCTGCTTGGCAACAAAGCGCACATGACTGAAGGGCAGCGCAAGGCTTACGATAACCTTAAAAGAAAATACGGAATATGATTTTTACCTACCCAACACCCGACCCGAAGGCGTACGCCACCGGCGAACCTTTCCCACACATCGCAATACATGGCGCTTGGGATGCCACCTTTCTAAAACAGGTAGCAGATGAATTTCCCGACCTTGACAAGGTGGCAGACCGAAAGTTTAACAACAAGTACGAAGGTAAGCTTGTAACGCACGGAGAGGCCAAGCTTTCACCGGCGGCAAAGCAGCTAATTAGGGAGTGCAACTCTGAAACATTCCTTTTGTGGCTTAGCGAGTTAACCGGCATACGCCACCTCATGCCCGACCCTTACCTAATCGGCGGCGGCTACCATGAGATAAAACCAGGGGGCAAGCTTGGCGTTCACGTCGACTTCAATAAGCATGGCCTATGGGGCGCCGACCGGCGTATCAATGTGCTTATCTACCTCAACGAGGAATGGAAAGAAGAGTGGCTTGGCGGCATCGGGTTGTATAACAAAGAAAAACGCCTTGTTAAGCGCTACACGCCGGACTTTAATACCATGGTAGTTTTCAGCACCACGGATGATAGCTGGCACGGCCACCCCGAGCCGCTGCAATGCCCGCAAGGCAGAAGCCGCAAGTCTATTGCTTTGTACTACTACACCGCGCCTGACATTGACTGGCACGCCCGCGACACTGTTTTTACTGATGCCAAATGAAGGTAGCTGCGGCGTATAATGTGTTTGACGGCAGTGAGCTGCTGCCCCAATCCATCGACTGTATTCGAGCCGTGGCCGATGTTGTTATTGTGGTGTACCAAACAAAATCCAACTACGGCAACTACTTAGGCTTCGACCTTAAAGCAAGGCTTGAGGCTATGGATATTGATGTGTTATACCATTACGAACCGGTTGCCGGAACGGGAGCATTTAATGAGTGCAATAAGCGCAATGTAGGTAGGATATTGGCCGAACAGCAGGGCGCTGATGTGTTTATAACGGTCGACTGCGATGAGCTTTACAATAAGCAGCAGCTACGCGATGCTTTGGCAGCCTTTGTTGCTTCCGGCAAAGATGCCAGCGCCTGTCAGATGCAGACGTATTACAAGACATCGGACTACCGCTATGCCACGCCGGAAGAATACTATGTGCCACTTTTCTACAAGCTTGGCATGAATAGAGTGTTCAAAGAGTACACTCAATGGCCGGTGCTTGCCGATCCAACGCGAAAGCTGGCATCCAACAATGTGCTGGTGTTTAGTAGAGAGCAGATAGAGATGCACCACCTTTCTTATGTTAGGGATGACATTCGAATGAAGCTGGTAAATTCTTCGGCTCTAAAAAACCACGCTCATAAGGTTGATGAAATTGTAAATCGCTACCAAAGCTGGAAGGCCGGAGAGCCCGCCCTTACGGTACACGGCGAAACGCCGTTAATCTACGCACCATTCAGCGCGGGGATGTAACCTGAAAGAACACCGTGGTTTTTATACAGGTATAGCTTGCAGCCGTGCTTTGAAAGCGCCTTGTGAAGTATAGAATAGTGCAGCCGAATAGAATCTACCTTGTTGGGGTGTGATAGTGATTTATGAGTGGTCATGTCAACCCCGCACATTACTATTTCGGTAGCTCCTTGGAAAAAGGCATGGCACACAGCAACGTAAGGGCTGTTGTTTGTGTATGGATATTGCACCTTTCCTGCCAGCGTTTCTATTGAGTTTCTTCGTGGGGCTAGCTCAATAAGCTGGATAGGGCGAAGGTCACCCCACACAGCAAGGTTTGTGAATAGCTTTGCTGGATGCTTGACTATTTGGCTTCGCCGCGCATGCTCAAACACAAAAGGCGGGTCGATTACAATAAGGTGGTCGACATTGTACTGGCAGTCATTGACACCGATGTACAAATCAAAGCCCGGCAGCATACAGGCTGTTTCTCCCCGGCCAATTACAAGCGCTTTCATTTACGTTATTATGTTAAATAGGGTTGCCAAATGTAAGGGAATTTTACAGCATGGCAGAAAAGCATATCTACGTATTTGGCGACATAGGCTGGGAGGTGCGCCTCTCCGATGTAGCCAAGCAGACAGAAGGCGCTGTTAAAGGCGAAGATTCTTTCATTGTTCACATCCATAGCCCCGGCGGTGATGTTTCCGAAGGCTTCGCTATCCACGATCACATCCGCTCCTTTGGCGTTCCTGTTGAAACGCGCATCGAAGGGCTTTGCGCTTCCATTGCCACGGTGATTGCCCTTGCAGGCGACACGCGCACAATGACAGAGAATAGCACCTTTTTCGTTCACAATCCTTGGAGCATGGCCGCCGGCGATGCCGATGATATGCAGCGCATGACAGACGAGCTACGCGCCGTTGAGGATAGGCTCGCTGGGTTCTACGCAAAGGTTACCGGCCAAGAAAAGGAAAAGATGCTTGAGCTTATGAAGGCTGAAACATCGATGACCGCCGACGAGGCTAAAACCTACAACTTTATTACCGAGGTGGTGCAGGGTGTAAAAGCTGCGGCACGCCTACCAAAACAGCAAATCCAAAACCCCAATAACAACTCGATTATGTCAGACATCCTGAACAAGCTCGATGCCGGAATCAAAGCGATTCAGGCCAAGCTGGGTATCAAAGCGCAAGCTACTGAACCCAAAGCAATGAGTACCACACTTGAAGATGGTACTGAAATCACAATAAACACCGAGGCAGAAGCACCGGAAGTCGGTGATGCAGTAACCTTGTCAGACGGCAGCGCCGCGCCGGATGGTGAGCACACCTTGGCAGACGGTACTGTTATCACTACCGAGGGCGGCGTTATTACAGCGGTAGCTGCACCAGCGGCAGCCGGTGATGACAAAGAAAAGGAAATGCAAGCGCTCAAAGATGAGAACGCGGCATTGCAGGCAAAGGTGCAGGCGTTGGAAGGCGGCCTTGAAACTGCCAACGCAGCACTCGAGCAGATTCAGGCGAAGCTCAACCAAAAGTTCACCGCTCCTGTTCGCACCACAAAGTTTAACCGTGCAACGCCTGAGCCGGAAGGATTCACCAAAGATTCAATCAAAGCTACCATCAAAAAGGCAGCAGCAAGCAAGTAAAACCTCAAACCCCATAAACACACAGTAAAATGCCAAACATCATCGACTTAGCCTCAATCACGTGGAACGGGAAAGAGGTGCAATCATTTAACGAAGCAGTAAAAGAGCTTGTCTTTGAAAAGCCAGCAATCACCGAGTTTCACACCATTCAGGAAGGGATTGTTGCAAAGACTCAAATCGTATTCCTTGGATTGCTTAAGAAAGTAACCAAGAAAGATTCCGGCTGCTCCAGCACACCTACCAATGGTGAGATTTCTTCAACACAAAAGTTTTGGGATCCTGAAACCGTTGAGGTTTACCTTAGTGAGTGCTACAGCAACCTTGAAGGTAACTTCATGGTGTACGCCAAGAAGCTGGGCTTAGACCAAGCCGACCTTACCGGAACCGAGTGGGCTGCCTTTTTGGCCGAGCGCACCTCCGATGGAATGCTGGAAGATGCCTTCCGTATCGTGTGGTTCAACGATAAAGATGCCGCCAACTACAACGACTCGCCAGCCGGTGTAATCACCAACGGCGTTGATGTTGCCGACTACAACATTATTGACGGACTGTGGAAGCAAATCTTCGAAATCTGCTCTACCGACACTGCTCGCCGAGTTACCATTTCCGAGAACTCAGGTGCCAACAAGGCGGCGCAAGATAACCTTGCAACCGACCGTGCATACCTTGTGTACAACCAGCTTTTAACAAAGTCTGACTACCGCTTGCGCACTCAGCCAGACCAAATTATCATCTCCACTCAGTCGTTGCTTGACAACTACATCAATTACCTTGAAAGTAAGTCGGTAGTGTTTACACTGGAGAACATCATCAATGGCATTCAGCGCGTTGCTTACCGTGGTACTGTTATTTACGGATTTAACTTCTGGGATCGCACTATCCGCGCAGACTTCGACAACGGCACCAAGTGGGACTTGCCACACCGTGCTTTGTACACCACCAAGTCAAACATCATGGTTGGTGTTGATAGTGCAGCGCTCAACTTTGACCAGTGGTATGAGAAGAAGGATAAGACCACAAACCTCCGAGGCATGTATAAGATTGATGCCAAGATCATGGAGGACTACCTCATCCAAGCTGCTTATTAACCGTAAAAAGGAGGTATAGATATGCCAACAGGATGCGCAGGGCTTATTCAGGATCAACTCCTGAATTGCTCCACCCCAATCAGCGGGGGTGTAAAAGATAAGCTGTACCTGTTCAACCTTGACGAGATTGCCTCGCTAACGCTTGACAATGACAACCCTAACCTTGTAACCGGCATCACGCTGGTGTCAGGTGCTCGGGGGTATGTGTTCGAGGGCAAGAACAGTTCGATTGAACCACGCGCCGCATTGGTTGTGCAGCGTTACAGCGATGTGTACGACCATGAGGTGACCTTTAAGGTGTTCGACAATGGCCCTGATGTTAAAAAGAACATTGAAGGCATGGTGACCAAAAAGGTTGTCGCGATTGTTGAGAACCGGTTTAAGGGATCAGCGGGGGATAGTGCTTTTGAAATCTACGGTATTAAAGCCGGATTGAAGCCTGCAACTCTTGAGCGTATCACAGCAGACACAGACACGCAGGGCGCGTACAATGTGGTGCTTGTATCTACCGAGTTTGAGAAAGAGCCAAACTTGCCGGCTACATTCTTTGATACCAGCTACGCGGCAACGCTGGCTGCTTTGGAGGCCTTAGTAGCTGAATAGTATGACTGGCGTTGAGTTATCGGCGCTTGTAGATGAATTAAGGGTGTCGCTCCATCGCAGCCAAAGCGGCGCGGTGGGGCGCATTCTTCGTTTATACAAGGACGTGCTAAATAAAACACCTCGAATAGCAGGTTGTTACAACTGCCTGCTTGAGGCGCTGGCAGAAATGAAGCAGTACGCTTTAACCAATGAATTAGTACCTTTGAAGGGTAAACCCAAAACAACACCAAGCATGTTAGTAAAATATAGCATTCCCAAACCTTTTCGCCCGTTCGGCAGCCCTAAGGTTTACACTAATAACAACACAACCGACGAAGAGCTTGAGCGCCTTGTTAAAGACTTTCCGCGCATGGCGGTAAATGTGGCCATGGCTGACGGTAGCCCTTTCGGTGCTGAGCCGGTGAAGCCGAAGGCCGAGGTGAAGGCCACGGAGGCTAAGGAAGAAAAGCCAAAGGCAAAGCGTAAACCACGTAAATCGGCAGACGATGGCCAAGGTAGTAACGGGTAAGACTCGCCAAAGGGCTGTCAACGTAGACTTTAAGGCGGCATCTGTCTTAGGGTACGATGCTGACAACTGCTATCCGCAGCGGGTAATGGATATTATCCAGGCATCGGGTGTGGCGTCGAGCTGCACGGAGATGTTTAGCCGTTACGTTTTCGGTGACGGCATCACCATTTCCGGCAATGCGGCGCCGAGGACGTTTGTTGATGTGGTTAAGCGCTGTGTGAATGACTGGTGCATGTGGAGGGGCTTTGCCGTGCATGTTTCTTACAACGCATTTGGTGAGCCTATAAAATATTCGCACATGCCCTTTGAGTTTGTGCGCTTTGGCATCGAGAAAAAGGCAGGTATGTATGGTATTCACCCAAACTGGGATAAGCGCGATCCAAACAAGCCTTTTAGCGTAGCTGACACATACTGGCTACACCCTTACAACCCTGCAACGGTGCTCGATGAAATTGCCGAGTGCGAAGGTAAGACGCTGGCAGAGCAGATTGGCAACTACAAAGGGCAGCTTTTGTATGTAACCCCTGATGCGTGGCAGTACCCGCTGGCGCATATCGACCCTGTGATGGAAGATGTTATTACCAGCGCTCAGACGAAGCTGTTTAAGAATAAGAATATCCGAACGAACTTTATGGCTTCACACCTTTTGGTTCACAAAGGGCAGTTTGAGAGCGATGATGCAAGGGAAGAGTTCATAAAATCCATTGAGGCGTTTCAAGGAGCTGAAAAAGCCGGTAATGTTATGGTGGTGGAGGTTACTGATGAAACACAAGCGCCTCAGCTTATACCGTTCACCATTCAAAACAACGACAAGCTGTGGGAGTACACCGAGAAAAGCGTTATTGAGAGCATTGTTAGGGCGTTTAACCAGCCGCCGGTTTTGGTAGGTATATTACAAGCAGGAAAACTTGGAACAGCGAATGAAATAAACGAAGCGCATCAATTTTACAACGCTTATACAGCAACTGATAGGCGACTAATTGAGCAAACGTTTAGTCTGCTTTTGGGTCAAATTGTAAAAATTGAACAAAAGCCTTCGTTGTTAGAGGGTTCAAATGAACTTAAAACAACTGTCGGTGGTTTAACTGGTTTTATTGAAATTCTCAGAGCAATAAATGAAGGCAAGTACACCGTTGATGCAGCAGTTCATTTAGTTTCTGATAGGTTTGGGATATCAATTGACCAAGCAAGGCTTGAATTAACAGGAAGCCCATCAACAAATCAACAGCCATGAGAAACATAATCACAATTGAGGACATCAAAAGGTACAGGCCGTTGACAAATAACGTTGCGGGGGGCAGGATTGAGCCTTTTATCACCGAAACGCAGGAGCTTGATCTTAGAAACCTGCTGGGTGCTGAGCTGTATGACAAGGTAGTGGAGGATATCTCCCCGCTAAACTACCCTGAGCTGGATGAGTTGATTGTTCCGGTGTTGGCTTACCGCACTTATGCGAGGCTAATAACGCACAATCGGGTGACGGTGACAAGCAATGGCGTGGTGAATAAGACTGTTGAGGGCAGCGTGCAGGCATCGACGGCAGACGTACATGCTCAGGTGGGGCTTGCTAAGGAGGCGGCGGTGAACTACGAAGAAAGGCTTGTTAAGTTTTTGAATGATAACGCTAAGGACTACCCCGAGTGGAAGTGTGGAGGCTCTAAAACGACTGGCAGCATACGCATAAGCGCTGCTGGAGACAAGGTAGATTACCGCGACGCTGTGGCCGATGAGGTGAATAGGCAGAGCGGAGCAGGGCTGTGGAGGGGCAAGCGATGACTATTCTAAACGACACCCTAGAGTTGACGGTAGAGCGCGGCGGTGTGAGCTATAGCTTCACCAAAAAGAATACTACCTTGGTGAGAAATGGCAATTGGATAACGATACGCGACTTCACAAGCTCTCCGATCACGTTTCTATTTTCCGAGGTAACAGCGCCTTCGAGCGGTAGCGCTGTGGCGCTGTTAAACACATTAAGGGCATACTTACAATCATGACAACAATCACCAATCAGACATTGACGTTGACGATTACCTCAGGTAGCGTTGACACGGTAATACGGAAGGACAATTGCAGGATAGACGTGTTCGGCGACTATGTGCGGATTACCGACTTTAACTTAGACCGGTACGAGTTTCTGTACACCGAGGTTGACTCTCCGGCATCGGGGAGCGCCGATGAGCTTGCCGAGGCGTTGCAGGAGTTTTTGAATACTGCGGGCGGCGGCGGTGGTGGTGGCGTTGCGAGCGTTACAGGCGACATCGTTGATAACACCGACCCTGCTAACCCTATTGTTTTTATCCCCCAAGGCGACTACGTGCCGGTGGTTACGCTGGAGGATAACGCTGTTGTAGCTACTCCTGTTATTGCAAGGTACACCGACTACGGCGATACGGTTGATGTGAGGCTCAGGGTAGAGTACGAGGCTGATGCTAGCGCGGGAAGTATGTCTTTTTTGGTATCAACACCCGTAGGTTCTGCTGCTACTACAGCAATTGCAACGTTTAACGGTAGTAATGGTGGAGATGTTAATTTTATTGTAGCAAGAGGACAAGGGGCTAATATTCTTATTGAAATAACTATTATTCCTGACTCAACTGGAGATTTCGACTGCGTAATCAACTACAAAAAAGCGTAACAATACCGCCGTATTAGTATGAGAGTATCGCAGCGAGGCATAGACCTCATTAAGCAGTTCGAGTCTTTACATGACGGCGACCTCGGCCAAATAGGCTTGCAGCCAAAGATGTGCCCTGCTCAAATTTGGACGGAAGGATGGGGTAGAGCAATGACCATAAACGGGCAGTTTATCAAAGGCGCAAACAACAGAGCCTTGGCCTTTTCTCGGGCAACAATAAACACCCCTGAAAAGGCAGAAAAAGCCCTTGCAGAAGACTTGCAAGTGTTTGGCCGCCGCGTGTTGCGTTCACTTACAGTACCCGTATCACAGCATCAGTTCGATGCCCTTGTGAGCCACACGTACAACACAGGTGGAAGCAATAGGCTATTTCAGCTTGTGAACCGCCGTGCGCCAGCATCGGAAATACGCAGTTGGTTTGAAACGCGATACATCACAGGTGGCGGCGTAAGGCTGCAAGGCTTGGTAAGGCGTAGAAAGGCCGAAGCAGATTTATTTTTCAGCCAGCCTTGGCCGCACGTAGCATAATCACTACATTTACACACGATTCTTTTTTCATGTGATTGATTTAGGTTGAAAAGCCACCTGTTCGTCCGGGTGGCTTTTTTCTTTGTAACAGGTGGCGCAATGGAACGTATAAGCCCACATGAAACCACTCCTTACCCTCATACTTTGCGCGGCACTTACCGCAGCAACGGCTCAGTGCAACGTCCGAACCGCGCCGACATTCCTTGCCCTGCCGTCTTTTTTCGGCCTGTTCCTAAACGGCCACTGCGT